CACCCAGATCTGGGATCGCACCGGGGCGGACCGGGCGATCGAGGACTTCTTCCGCGCCGCGGGCGTGCGCTGGGTGAAGGCAGTGAAGGGCCCAGGCTCGCGCGAGCGCTCCGCCCAGGTCGTCGTCGAGCACCTGCGCGAGGATCGGCTCAAGATCTTCTCGACCGGGCGCCATTGGCTTCGCACTGTGCCGGTGCTCGAGGTCGATCAGGATAATTGGGAGGACGTAGATCCCGATCAGGAGGGACATGCGTGGGACGAGTGCAGATATGCGCTGGTCTCCCGCCACCAGCCGACCACGGCGAAGCGCGAGGCGGTGAGGAAGGGCGGCACGACGTTCGATGAGCTCACCGCGCCGGCGCTGCGCCCCGGGCGCTCGTTCCGGCGCCGGGCTCGCGCATAATCGGCGACGCACCATCGCTCGAGGAGGACGGATCGCATGGCTGACGAGGATCTCCGCTCCGGGCCGACGCCGCCCTCGGAGCCCGATAGCGATAGCCCAAGCGAGGCGCACTGCGAGCGGCTGCGCCAATGGATCGACGCAGCCGATCGCTTCTGGCGCCCGATGCATCGGCGCATCCAGAGGAACCGCGTCTACGCCCGCGGCCTCCAGGTCGCCGAGGAGGAGCTCGAGGACGACGTGCTCGGGCACTCGAGCGAGGTGCGGGTCAACCTGATCCACGCCTCAATGGGCGCGCTCATGCCCTACATCTACGCCCGCAACCCCGAGCTCTCGGTCACCGTGTCCGAGGGGGTCGATCCGATCGAGCTGCGCTCGGTGAAGGCCTTCGCCAAGACGCTGCAGGTGGTGGTCAACGCCCAGCTCGAGCGGGCGGGGCTCAAGAGCGTCATGAAGCGCTGCATCCGGGGCGCGATGGTCTCGAAGCTCTCCTGGATCAAGCTCACCTACCAGCGCGACTACCGCGTCGATCCGGTGATCCGCAACCGCATGAACGACGCCCAGGACAACCTGCGCCGCCTCAACCGCGCCCTCTACGACATGCGCTCCGACGAGACCTCCTACCAGGAGAGCCTGGCGGCGCAGGAGGAGATCCGCAACACGCTCGCGGCGCTGGAGAAGCAGCTCGAGGTGGTCGTCCAGCAGGGGCTCGTGCTCGATCGCATCCAGCCCGAGCACCTCCTCCTCGATCCCGCCATCCCCGAGATCTCGCTCTACCCGAGGAGCCGCCGGATCACCGAGCGGATCTACATGCCGCTGTCCAAGGCGCAGGAGCTCTTCGATCACGAGCTGCGCGACGCGAGGCGCCTGCCCTGGTCGAAGGCCACCCCCGACTACCGCCAGGTGGGCGAGGAGTCGACGGGCTCGCAGTCCCACGATCCCCAGATCTGCGTGCACGAGACCTGGGACCTCGAGCAGATGAGCTGCTTCCACCAGGTGGTGGGCGAGCGGGCCTACGTGCGCGAGCCCTACCAGCCCGACGCGCTCGGGGAGCGCTTCTATCCCTGGTTCGGGCTGTGGTACGACGAGAGCGACGGCTACCTCGTGCCGCTCTCGCGCGTGGAGCTCCTGCGCGAGCTCTGCGATGAGTACCAGTCGACGCTGACCCAGCGCGCCGAGCACCGCGAGGTGTCGATCCCCCACTGGTTCGCCGATGCCGCGGCCGATCAGCAGAGCCTGCGCACCTGGCGCTCGCGCTCGCTCGGCGAGGTGGTGCTGGTCGACGCCGGCGGGCGGGCTATCAAGCAGGTGATCGACGTCGCCGCGAGCCCGCCCTTCAACCCCACGCTCTACGACACGACGCCGACGCTCCACGACGTCGACATGATCATGGGCCAGCAGGACGCCGCCCGCGGGGCGATCATCAAGCCGAAGACCGCGACCGAGGCGTCGCTGCTCGAGCAGTCTCGCGCGGGCCGGGCCGACGAGACCCGCGACACCAACGAGGACGTGATCGCGGAGATCGGGCGCTACGCCGCCGAGGTGCTGCTCCTCGAGCTCGATCTGGCCGAGGTGCAGCGCCTCGCGGGCCCCCAGGCGGTGTGGCCGGAGCTGAGCAGGGACGACATCTTCGAGAAGGTGAAGCTCGACATCCGGGCGGGGAGCTCCGGGCGCCCGGACAAGCGCCTCGACCAGGAGCGCTGGTCACAGCTCCTCCCCATCCTCGAGCGCCTGATGGACAAGGTGCTGCAGCTCGCCTCGATGGGCGCGGATCCCTCGCCCTACATCTCGCTCGCCCGCGAGACGCTGCGCCGCTACGACGACTCGCTCGAGCTCGAGGAGTTCTTCCCGATGGCCGCGATGCTCCCCGCATTCCAGCCCGGTGCCGGGATGATGGGCCCGGGCATGGGGATGGGGATGGGTGGGCCGCCGGCGCTCCCAGGCGCGGCGCCGGGCGCCGGGGGGGCGCTTCCCCCAGGCCCGGGGGCGAGCGTGGCGCCCCCGGGCGCTCAGGCGCCTGGCCAGGGCAACGTGGTCCCCTTCCCGCGGGGCGCATAGGAGGAACCGATGGATCCCGAGGACCAGCTCGACCCGAGCGCCTCGCCCGAGAGCGAGCCCCCCGCCGATCCGCCCGAGGACGCCGGCGGCGGCCCGCCCGATCCCGAGGGCGCGAGCATCGCCGACGCGGTCGAGCAGGCGATCGGCCGGGGCCGCGACGGGGACGGCGAGCCGACGGTGCCCGCAGAGGAGGGCGAGGACGGGGAGGCCGCCCCCGCGGCGGCGCTGCGACCCGAGAAGGCAGCGGCCCCGGAGAGCGCCGCCGCGCCGCCTGCGGCGAGCCCGAGCGGCGATCTGGACCTCGAGCCTCCGGCCGGCATCAGCGCCAAGGCGAAGGAGCGCTTCGAGAAGCTCGCCACCGGCTACCGGGAGAGCCTCGAGCGAGCCGAGCAGCTCGAGGCGGCCCACCAGCCGCTCGTCGAAGCCATCCGCGGCACCGGCGCCTCGAGCGAGGAGCTCGGCGCCGCCTTCGAGTTCGTGCGCCTGATGCACTCGCGCGATCCGCAAGACCTCGAGGCTGCCTGGCAGATGATGGAGCACGAGCGCACCGCGCTCGCGACCCGGCTCGGCAAGTCGAGCGCCGCCGGGGTCGACTTCCTCTCCCGCCACGAGGACCTGCGCAAGGCCGTCGAGGACCTCGACATCACCCAGGAGCGCGCGCTCGAGCTTGCGATGCTGCGCGAGCGCATGGCCCAGTCCGAGAGCACGACGCAGGCGACCCAGGCACGCACCGCGGAGCAGCAGCACATCGAGGGGCTGCGCGGGACCCTGAACCAGCTCCAGGCGCGCCTGCAGGCGAGCGATGCGGACTTCGGGCGCAAGTACGCCTACCTCGCCGAGGAGCTCCCAGAGCTCGTGCGCCTCTACGGCCACGACGCCCGGGCGCTCGTCACCGCCGTCGAGAGCCGCTACCAGCGCATCGGCAACCTGATGGGTGCCGGCGTGCCGGCCCGGGCCCGTCCGAGCCGAAGCCGCCAGGCGATCTCCCACGGCAGCCCCGGCGGGGCGCCCCCCGCGTCGCCGGCGAAGAGCACCGGCGAGGCCATCGAGCGGGCGATCGGCACGGGCGTGGATGCTTGATCTCCGGCGCTCGCTCGGGCAGAGTCACCGGCGCTTAGTCACCCGAACCCGCTGAAGCATTGCCGGATCTCGCGGGGCCGGTAGCTCTGACTCTCCAGGGGCCTCGGGCTCCCCACCGGGTGAATGGACTGCCATGTCTGTTCACAGGAGGGGCCCCCCCATGCCTTTCACCGCTGCCGAGCTCACCGCCGCCGGCTACGCCTCGCTCGATCACTTCGAGCGCAACCGCCCGACCGATCAGATCCAGGTCATGCGCCCGTGGCTCTCGAAGCTGCGTGCGAGCGAGAAGGAATTCCCCGGCGGCAAGCAGTACATCACGGTGCAGCTGCGCACCACCTATGCCTCGAACTTCACCTGGTACTACGGTGCGCAGACCGTCACGTACAACACGCGCCAGAGCCTGAACCAGGCGAACTACACCTGGGGCAGCGCGCACGACGGGATGTACTTGGACGAGGACCGGCTCTTCCAGAACGGGATCGCGCTCACCGACGACAACCGCGGCGGCCAGCACTCCGGGGCCGAGCGGCTGCAGCTGACGAACCTCCTCGAGGAGCAGACGGAGATCCTCGGCGAAGGGTTCGACGAGGCCATGGACTACGCGCTGCACCGCGACGGCACGCAGTCCACCGAGGCCATCCCGGCGCTCGACGCCCTCATCGCCGTGGACCCGACCGGCACGGTCGGGGGGATCGACGCTTCGCCTGCGGCGGCGGCCTACTGGCGCAACCACGCCACGGGCTCGCTCTCGAGCTCGACCATCATCGCGGGGATGGAGACCGGCTGGCGGGCGTGCGTGCGCAACGGCGGACGCCCCGACTACATCCTCGCCGGCGAGACGATCATCGACGTCTACCGCGCGGCGCTGCTGGCGGCCGGGGAGTACCAGCTCGCCTCGAGCGGCATCGTCAAGTTCGACGGCGGGGTGGGGATGCGCACCCAGGGCACCGAGACCGGCCTCGCCTTCAAGGGCGTGCCGATCGTCTGGGATCCGGTCTTCGATACGCTCGACACGATCGAGGGCAACCCGACCCCGCTGTGGAAGACGCGGATGTACTTCCTCAACTGCCGGCACCTGCGGCTTCGCCCCGGCGCCGGGCACAACCGGATCAAACGCAAGCCCCCTCGGGTCTACGATCGCTACGTCCACTACTGGGCGCTCACCTGGAAGGGCGCGCTCGTGACCGATCGCCGGCACGCGCACGCGCTCCTGTCCACCGCCGCGCTCTCGTAGGCCCCGGCCAACCGCTCAAGGGTCCGCCTGCAGGGCGGGCCCCCGGAGGAGACAGACGATGAAGGCAGTCAACATCGCGCAGGAGGTGATCACCGTCGCCGCTTCCACCGCGATCGATCTACAGGCGCTCGGCATCGAGCACGGGGCGGGGCGCATCGGTTACGTCGGGGTCCACCCGGAGGGCACCACGGCGGACCAGGTGGGCGATGTGCAGGAGTCGGACGCTGCGGCCACCGGCTTCGCCGACATCGCCGGCGGCGCCTACGCGGGGGCGGACGGGCACAAGGTGCTGAAGATCCCCCTCTCGAAGCGCTTCCTGCGGGTGAACAACGAGTCGGGGACGACGGCCGGCACCTCGTTCGTGCTGTTCCAGTAGCCGCCAGGACGCCCCCCGCCCCGGTCCGTGCGGCGGGTGCCGCCATCGACGAGGAGGACCCATGGCAGCCGTGCAATCCCTTCGCCCGTCGCTGCGCCCGCGCAGCATCACCGATCGAGTCTACGACGTCGCGATGGTGCGCGCGCTCATCACCCGCGATGCGATGACCAAGGTGCCCAAGACCTGTGTCGCCCACGAGCTCGAGATCCTCGATGCGATCTTCGGCGAGGAGAACATCCGCCCGCTCCCCCACGATCCCACGATGCTCCCGACCGAGCTCGTGGTCGACGGCGAGACGCTGACCGGCGAGGCGGCCATCCGCGCGGCGCTTCGCCGCAAGGTCACCGCCGCGGGCGAGTACGGCCGCCTCGCGCAGTGCTACGGGACCATGCCCGAGACCCAGACGCTGTGGGTCGCGCACGTCTTCGGACCGGACTTCCGAGATCCCCGGTTCCAGGCGGCGCTCGAGCTCGCCGAGCGCTACGAGCCGCAGATCCAGGGGATCGACTACAGCGAGGAGGGCGGGATCGTCTCGCGGCTCGACTACGGCGAGGTG